CTGGCGGTGGCCACCACCGAGAAGCCTGCCGAGACCGTCCCGGCACCCAAGCCGGTCGCTGCTGCGGTTGCGCCAAAGGAATCCGATGTCGAGATTCCAGAGGCAAAGGCGCAGCCGAGGTGGGAGGACTTCGTCGACTCTGACGATCAGATGGCCGCGTATAACGTTGCTATCGCCGACTGGCGGTATGACGAGCGCGACCGGCAAAAGATGATCGACCAGAAAACCAAACGAGACACGAGCGAAACTGAACGGAAAGCAGCGGCGGATGAGCAGTCCCGAATTGCAAACGAGACAGCGCAGAAGGACGTAGCGGACCGTTGGAACGCCCAAGTCGAAGTGGCGAAGCAAAAGTATCCGGATTACGACGAGGTGATCAATCAGCCCGGGGAACTGTGTTCCCAGGCTATGGCGATAGGACTCGGAGCTTCGGACAACGGTGCGGACCTGGCCTACTGGCTTGGGAAAAACACCGATGAAGCGAAACGAATCTTCAAACTAACGAACACCATCGACGAAAAATCCAGTCCCGCTGATGTCCAGAAAGTCATGCGCGTGGTGTACCGCGAATTCGACAAGATCGAAGCCGCGATTGCCGCCGCACCACCGGCCGAGTCCGAATCTACCGCCGAGATGGCAGAAGAAGACGACGACGCTGACCTGCTTGAAGAGGAGACACAGACCGCCACGGATGCCGCCAAGGTGTCCGACAAAGCGGCCGCGGATGGAGCCAGTCGTGAGACTCGCGAAACCGCTAAACCTCCTGCTCAACCTGCAACACCGCCTGTTATCAAGCCGACGCCGGTTAAGCCGCTGGGAGCCCGAGGAGTACCTGGTGCGGTAAACCCCCTGTCGCTACCGCCAGACGAACAGCGAAAGGTGTTTTCGCAGGACCCGGAAGCCTACCGGAAAGCCCGGGGGAATCTGTAGCCCTCGGCGCTTGAAAACACACTTAACTTTGCCCGCTGGTCATGTCGTGAGACACGCTGCGGGCGCCACTACCACCCGAGACTGAGGCGGATCAGCCCCTCAGCCTTCAAAACTTACCGTCGCAAGACGGAAAGGAGCAACCGTGGCTAACGAGTTTCTGAATCCAGTTGTCATCGCACAGGAAAGCCTGATGCGGCTGGAAAACGAACTAACCTTCTTCAAGATGGTCAGCCGGGAGTTCGACGATAAGTTCGCGCTTCCTGGCAACAAAATCGGTTACGTTTACAACGCGCGTATGCCTGTCCGTTTCCGCGGACGCCAAGGCGACGAGATGCGGCCCGAGGACATTCGCGAGACGTCTGTCCCTATCACCATAGATCGCCTGTGGGGCGTCGATCTGGACTGTTCCGATCAGGACCTGACCATGTCGATCGACCGCTTTAGTGAGCGATTCATTCAGCCGGCTGTTCAAACGATCGCTAACAATATCGATCGCGAAGGTCTCGCTTTGTACAAGAACGTGTATAACCACGTCGGCACACCCGGCACTACCCCAACCTCCGTTGCAACCTATGTCGACGCGGGCGTGGCGCTCGACGATATGGCATGCCCGCAGGGCTCCATGCGCGCCGTGGTGATCACCCCCCGCATGCAGGGCAGCGTGCTCGGCTTCGGGGCCAACCTGTTCAACCCCGCTGACACGATCAGCAAGCAGTACGAAACCGGGACCATGGGCAAGGCTGTCGGTTTCAAGTTCAACATGGACCAGAACGTTGCCCGCCACACGGTTGGCACGCTCACCGGCAGCACTCCGCTGGTCAATGGCGCCAATCAGAGCGGCAACTCTCTGGTTACGGACGGCTGGGCCAACAGCACTCTCGTACTGAAAGATGGCGAGATCATCTCGGTCGCCGACGTGAACGGTGTCAACCCAATCAGCTACAGTGACTACGGCGTTCGGCGGACATTCACAGTAGTGGGTGACGTGACCTCCGACGGATCCGGCAACGCGACGATCGTTGTGAGCCCGGACATCAACGCGAGCACTGACAGCCCGTTCCAGACTGTCACGGCGCTCCCGGCCAATGACGCGGCGATCTTTGTGTTCAACGTGGCAGCTGCCGCCTTCGCCAACATCACGGGCGCTTCCACCCCTCAGGCTCTCGCTTTCCACAAGAATGCTTTTGCCCTGGCCATCGTGAACCTCGAGCTTCCAGGCGGTATGGAGTGGAGCGAGCGCGCGAGTAACCCGAAGATTGGGTTGTCCGTTCGCCTGGTCCGCGGCTATGACGTTCGGCTCAACCGGAAGTACACCCGCCTCGACGTGCTCGGCGGATGGAAGTGCGTTCGCCCGGAATTGGCTTGTCGCATTAGCGGCTAAGCGTGGCAGACCTCTCTGTGCGGGCGTTGACGCGCCCGCTCTAACCTATCTTGGAGAAAATCAAATGAAATTCACCGCGCGAGTTTTAATCGCGTTCTTTGTCTGCCTAGCTTCGGTATTCGCGCAAGGCAGCATCACCACGACCACCCTCAGCGCCGCGCTGGCAGGTGGCCGTAACGCACCCAATGTCATGTACGTTGCCAGTGCAACGAGCTTCTTTGCTCCCGGCGTTGCCGAATCCCAGGGCGGCGTCGGCTCACCCTTGAATCCTCCAGTGCTCACTCTCGCGTTGATTGATCGCGAACTCGTGCGCGTAAATCGGATCAACAGCACGACTATTTCTATCGAGCGCGGATGGGGCGGGACCTCCGCCGCGGGCCACGCATCCGGAGCGACCGTCTATGTCGGTCCGGCTTCGTATTTTCCGCAGGCTGACCCGGTAGGAACCTGTACCGCCGGCACTCTGGCCGTGCTCCCCTACCTGTCTTATCGGAGTGGGACTATCTGGACCTGCCCGGCCAGCGGACCCAATGCCAGCGTCTGGACCAAGTCCGGGACGGCGGACACCTTTACGTTTACGGACGGCGAGGTCTTCATCTCTCCGGCGGCGTGCGCCATCACGCCAACCACCACTGCGTTCGCCACCGGTTCCCCAGCTATGATCGTGGCCGCCGCCGGTAATCCCGTGTTGCGGGCGACTTCAGACACCACCGCAGGGACTTTCGCGGTAGTCTGCCCTATCGCGATCCCTACCAGGCTGACCGCTACCAAGGGCGTAACGCTGACCAGCGTATCGCTCCTGTACGGCGTCCAGACCACGAACTTGGCGAGCGTCGCGGCCGCTACCATCAACAGCGTTGTCTACCCGGCCAGCACCGCTGCCGGTGCGGCAGCTACCGGAACGGTTGTTACCACAGCCGGTGGCACCCTCACGGCAACTCCGACCACGCTCCAACTCACCATCACCACCTCGGGCACCTGCTTCAACGAACGGATCACGCTGGGGACTCCGCTCTCGCTGAGCACGGACAACAAACTGATCACGGTGGCTCAGACCTTCACGCTGGCCGGAACAGCCGCTACCACGCTGCAAATCTGTGGCGTGATTGCGCGCTATACGACTATTCCGTTGTAAAGTTCCTTGCGGGGTCGCCTACCAGCGGCCCCGCCCCTCTAAACCAGGAGCCACCATGCGCCGCCTATCCACATTCATCGCTCTCATTACTCTTCTCTTGGCGATCTCGCCCCAACGGTTAGAAGCCGCGCGCTACAACCGCAAAATCACCATCACCGCTGGTACTCCGATCCGTCTTTCGACAACGAAGACGATCGTGACGCGCGTGTTTATTCAGATGGCGATCAGCGGCACCAGCGCCGGCTACGTGATGGCCGGTATCATGAACGGCCGCACCCCCGCTTCATCCGCGAGCGGAGATCTCACCGCGCAACTAGCCGGAGCCAGTGCCAGCGCTCCTGGTGGTTCGTATTCAGACGCTGATCCAGCCGGCAGTATTGACCTGTCGGAGATATGGGTCGACGGCGCCAATAGCGGCGATACCGTCATTGTCAGTTACGACATCCGCAATTAGGAAGAAGGGCCTGCTGGGCAGCCAGCCTACTGCGCTTCGTCCCCTCACGCATCACACGTTAATAAACCCTTAAAGGAAAAAATAATGTCCAACAAGCCATACGTGCATCAGCCGTGGCCCAGATTTATGTTTGCCGAAGGCAAGGAGCCGGTCAAGGTGAACTCGCCCGCGGATGCCGAGAAACTTGGCCCGGGCTGGTACACGGCCGACGACCTGCCAGTAGCGCGTGTCGTAGAGGAGCGCTCGGCCGCTGCGCTTGAAAGCGTAGCCGATGAGATCACGGAACTCAAGAAGGCGAACGAGGACCTGGCCACGGCGCTGACCGCGGCGAATGCTTCCAACGCTGAACTGTCCGATCTTCTCAAGCACAAAGGCGAGAACCTGGAGAACACTCGGCAGCAGGTGAAGGATCTTGCGGCTGGCATCAAGAAGGCCGAGGACGAGCGCGCCGATATGGCGAACCAGTTGCGGATCATGACGGAGACGTACGATAAGATCGGGACGCGCTTCAATGAAAACAGCAAGGAACTTGCGGGCATCAAATTGAGGTACGGACAACTCGAGAAACTGCACGAGTCTCTCCAGATGGCCTACAACAAACTTGATGAAGCCCATTCGGCTCCGGCCGCGGGCCCGCCGTCTAAGAAATAAGCCAACTCCATCCCTGTCCGCTGTCCGCCTCCTCCGCAGAACCCCGGCGCTCATTGCTGGGGTTCCCCTCTCCAGGAGTCCACTTAAATGGCCACCGCTCTAGATCTCATCACGGACGCGCTCGTCACGATCGGCGAACTTGGCCAGGGCCAGACACTCAGCGCTGAGGATGGTCAATACTGCCTCACGCGACTGAACGCGCTTTTGGACACGTGGTCTACCGAGCGGCTTTCGCTATACACGGTTGCGAAGGTGACAGGTCTGCTTGTGCCCGCCCAACAGGATTACACGATCGGGCTGACCGCGCCGGCACCGTTCAACGTGGCGCGCCCGGCGCTGATTCAAACCGCCTCGATCATCATTGCCGGGATTACGATTCCCATGAACGTGGCGACATCAAAGCAGTGGTCCGCGATCAAAGAGAAAGCCCTAACTGGCGTTCTTCCTACCGATGTCTATCTAGACCAGGGATATCCGCTCGCTGGTCTGCATGTGCACCCGATTCCTTCAGGGACACCGATCCTAGAAATGTACGTGTGGAACGTGCTCGCGCAACTTGCTGGAGTGTCCGCGACCTTCGACTTTCCGCCCGGCTACTACAGCGCCGTAATGTACAACCTGGCGCTGGAGATTTCTCCTGGATACACGAAGGAACCCAACCCCGCCATCGTGGCCATGGCCGCCCAGAAAAAGGCCGCAATCCAGACACTGAACGCTCAGATCCTGGCGGGATCGTTCGGCGAATCACGCACGCTCGACGCTCCCAATATTGGCCAAGTGTCGCAGCAGTAGTTTGCATCGGAGACTGGTTTCGGACGCATCGCCTTAGACAACTCTCATGTCCATAAACGTCGCGGATCTCATCTACACCGGTTACCGGATCGCTGGCATGGTCACAGCGGCGCTACGTGGCCCATCCTCATCTGAGGTGGCCGACGGTATCGCGGCGCTCAACTCGATGCTCGACTCATGGAAGGCCGAGCGTCTGATGGTGTACGCCATCGTGCGCAGCGTCCAGACTATCGTGGCGAACCGGCAGACGTACACGATCGGCACATTTCCCACGCCGGACTTCAGTATTGAACGGCCCGAGCGCATTGACCGCGCCGGCTTTATCTTTACCAACGCGTCGCCGGATTTCGAGCAACCTCTGCGGATTCTAACCGAGCAGGAATGGGCCGCTCTATCGCCCAAGGGAACGACCGGCACGGTCAGCACGATGCTGTATTACGAGCCGTCAATTCCGAACGGGACTATAAAGATGTTTCCGATTCCAACACGGGCAGGGCAGATTGCCTTGTACCTGTGGAAGACACTGGACACCTTTGCGGATGCGACCGCGCAGATTGACCTGCTGCCACCGGCTTATCAGAAGGCCATTGAATACAACCTGGCGTACGAACTCGCGATGCGGAACCCAGCACGGGCCCGTATGTCTCCGGTTGCGATTCTAGAAGCGGCACGATCCAAGGCAAAGGTAAAGGCAATCAATATTCCCGTCCTGAAGCAGCGGTGCGAGGCCGCATGCCGCGGGATCGGCGTAAACGGTGGCTACAACATCTTGAGCAATACGTTCTTCGGCGCTTAAATTCTGTTCCTATGAAATTCGATGCCTTCGTCGGTGGAGCGTACGAGCTCAGTTCGCGCCAAGCCGAATCTCAGTCGACAATCAACCTGCTTCCAGAGCAGGATCAGTCAGGCCAGGGAAAGAATGCCTTCATCCTCAGGGGAACGCCCGGGCGAACGCTATTCGGGACCATTGATGACTCGCCAGTAAACGGACTATTCGCCGGCGAAAATCGCCTTTTCGCGGTAGCTGGCGCCGGGCTGTACGAGGTCTTCAGCGACGGTACATCGACGCTTCTAGGCGCCGTCACACGGGCGACCAACCCCGCCCAGATGGTTCTGAACGGGAATCAGTTATTTGTTACCTCTGGCGGGGATGGATTCGTGGCGACCGGAACAACTGTAGTTCCGGTAGTTCCCGGCGCAACGAACACGTTTATCGACCGCTACGGCATCGTCTCGCGGCCCAACACATCCGAGTTTGCAATATCTGCGATTGACGACTTCCTGACGTGGGATCCGCTCGACTTCGACGTAAAATCTGGCTACCCCGATCACCTATCCGCAGTCTTCGCCGACAAGAAACTTCTCTGGCTGTTTGGCTTCGACACCACCGAAATATGGCAGGACACAGGCGCCGCCAACTTCCCCTTCCAACTGATTCCGAACGCACTCATTGAGAACGGCGCCGCACCGTGGAGTATCGCTAAGGTCGGCGAATCGCTCATGTGGCTGGTGATCGGCAAGAACGGCGCTGGCTGGGTGGCACAGGCGTTCGGTCAGACCCCCAAGCGCGTGTCGAATCACGCCATTGAGACCGCAATCCAGGGCTATACGCGCGCCGGTACAACGACCATCGACGCGGTTGCGTACAGTTACCAGGAAAACGGGCATACGTTCTATGTGCTCACCTTCCCAACGGCCGACGCGACGTGGGCATACGACCTGACTACTAGCCTCTGGCACCAGCGTGGAGTGTGGACGTCGGCGGATGGGCGATTCCACCGCGATCGCGTTCAATGCCACGCGTACGCGTTCGGTAAGCACATCGTTGGCGACTCTGCCACGGGGCAACTGTACGAGCAGTCCGCGGGAATCTTCAATGACAACGGAGCGGTAATTCGCAGACTTCGACGCGCGCCCCACCTCAGCAACGAGAACGATCGTGTTCGGTACTTTCGCATGGAGCTGGACATGCAAAAAGGGACCGCAGCGCCGTCCGCCGGCGCTCCCGAGATGATCCTGCGATACAGCGACGATGGCGGCGAGACGTGGAGCAACGAGAAGGTTACAACAGCCGGAGCGTCCGGCGATTTCAGTCGGCAAGCCATCTGGCGCCAACTTGGCAGCGGCCGCGATCGCGTGTTCGAAGTGACCAGCACGGCCGAGATCGATCACACGTGGATTAACGCTTACCTCCGAGTCTGAGCCTATAAACCGAGCCGACAAACCAATGGCAGACAATCTGACTCCCGTTCCGCGGCCTCGCGGGACTCCCTTCATCGACGTCGACGGGAACCTAACACCTCCGTGGGAAACCTTTTTGGACTGGCTTTACCGCGCCATCCTGGCGGTCTTATCAGGAGCAACCTTGGCAAACAATTCTGACGCTCTCGGGCCGTACTCCACCGCAACGAATATCAGTGCGGATCTCTACGGAGCCGCGGACACGCGGCCGGGCACGTGGGGTTTTACTGATTACGCGATCAACCCGATCACGTTCGTCGCTCCACCCGCGGGTTACCGAGTTCGCGTTCTGAGAGTTTACGGCAATGCCACGGCCATGCCCAAGCTCACCACTCCCGCCGCTCTACCGGTAGGCGGATATAGTGGCTGGCTGTTCGGCCTGCAAACCACAGCGCCGGATGGCAGTATCTACGCCGACTTCGCCGGAGACTCTGCCTTTGTGTACCTGCAGGGGAACATCGGGCCGATTCCCGAGGTGATCGAGTTCGACTTCGACGTATCAGCCGGCGGACTGCTGGGAACCGACAACGTTATGAGGATCAAGACGGCCACATTCCTGAACACGCTTGGAGTTCCGATTCATATCGAGCCGTCTTTCGTGATCGTGTTTCACTACGAGCCCGAGCCTTAAAATGTCACGCGCTTTTAACCCACGCGAGATGTCCGACGAAGCACTCAAGGAATTGATTGACAACAACCTCTGCCCGATGTGCTTGGGGGAACTCGATACCGGGTGGGAGTGCAACGACTGCGGGTACGACGCTCAGTTTATTGCGAAGTGCCTGTCCACCACCGAGCCTCTGACCAGGCCAGGCAAGGGAGCCGATGCCTAAACAGATAGCGATCAACAATCTCGTGGTAGTCTCGGACCTCCACAGCGGGTGCCGTCTCGCCCTGTGTCCGCCCGAAGGAGCCGAGTTGGACGATGGCGGGTGTTACATGCCGTCTAAGTTCCAATTGAAGCTGTGGTCCTATTGGCGTTCTTTCTGGGATGAATTCGTGCCGGACGCGACGCGCGGAGAGCCGTATGCGATCGTAATTAACGGCGACGCGAGGGAAGGCATTCACCATCGCGCCACCACCCCGATCAGCCACAACGAAGAGGACCAGGAAGACATCGCGTTTAGGCTACTCAGGCCCTTGCGAGACTTGTGCGAAGGACGGTTCTACATGATCCGCGGGACCGAGGCGCACGTTGGATCATCGGCGGTTTCCGAGGAACGCCTGGCGAAGCGCTTGGGAGCGATCCCCAACGCAGAAGGCCAGTACGCTCGATACGAACTGTGGAAGCGGGTCGGGCCGAAACTGGTACACCTGCTGCATCACGTTGGAACGACAGGCAGCAATCACTACGAATCGACAGCGGTCCACAAGGAGCTTCTGGAGTCGTTTGTCGAAGCGTCGAGATGGGGCCGCCGGCCACCAGATTGTGTTGTTCGTTCGCATCGTCATCGCCACATTCAGACGGAGATAGCGGCCGGCGGTCAGAAGGGTGAAACGGGACGAGCGATTGCGGTGGTAACACCCGCCTGGCAGGGCAAAACTCCATTCGCGTGGAAAATCCCGGGAGCTCGGCTCAGCACTCCGCAGTTCGGCGGCATCGTGATCCGCTACGCCCACGAGCGGCTGTTTGTAGACAGCAAAGTGTGGACTGTCGACAGAAGTCCTGAAGAGTAACCGGAACTAGTAAGAGACCCAAGAAAATGCCAAAGACATTACCGAAGATAACGCTAGGCGAGTTAATCACCGCGCAGGCGAATGCAACACTCGCGAGTATCCGAAAGTCTGTAGTTGAAAATGGCAGTGAGCCGGTTCCAGAAGGTTGGCACAGAGTGGAGCGCTGGAGTCAAGCCTGGAAATTATCACCCCCTCATACGCGCAAAATACTCAGCGACGGGGTGGCTACCGGCGTACTTGAGCGGAAGTCCTTCCGCGTGCCTACTGCCGACAACGGAGTCAGGCCGGCCGCGCACTGGCGTCAACTGAAGCCTTTGACCGCCTGAGCGGCGGCGCGATACCGCGAAACGCTCACCCCGTGGCCTGAGCGGCCTGGAATATCTAACGCTCGCCAATTTCCCGACTAAGGAGTTTGGCGCATGGGGTTTTTTAATGACGATATGGAGTTCACTGACATTGGCGGTTGCTGGCTGGATGTTCTGTGCCCGTGCGGCTATCGGCCAACAGTCGGAGCCAGACGAGGCGTCCGCGCGGATGCGAAGTTTCGAGCGGTGGGTCGAGCAACAACGATACGAAAAGATTACCCGTCCCCGGCGCGAACGGGCGGCGGCGGAAGCGAGGCTCGCTGAGTGGAACCGAAGGATCATGGAGTTGATTATGGCGGCCGAAGAAACTCGAGGCCAGTTACTGAACGCCAAAGCATACAAGCGCCTCAGAAAAGCGATGAGCGCGGTCAAGTCCCTGATGGACTGAGCGCGACACCAGAGTCCGACCGCATCATTTCGGAGCACTGGAGCGCCTATGAGGATCGAGTGCGCGCCCGAGTAGAGCAGGGGAAGCGGGATTACGGAGACTCTTCCCTGAATCGCCCGGTGTCAGAATGCCTTGACGAGTTGCAGCAGGAAATCGAGGACCTGAACGGCTGGGGTTTTATTATCTGGGCGCGCCTCGAAGACATAAAGCGCCGGCTCGCGGCTTCTGAATCCTAAAAGATGTTCACCTTCACCCGCAGCGCTGACTACGGCATCATCTTGAGCGTCATGACGCATCCAAAGGTGTGGCCGCACATCATCGACGATTTCTCGCCTGCGGTTGCGGAGTTTAAGCCGGTGAAGCATCCGGACATCTGGTACGTGCTGCTTCATCGCAATGGCTTGCTACTGGGTTTATTTATGCTGGTGCCGCACTCGGTGGTTTTGTGGGAAGTTCACACTTGCCTGCTTCCGACATGCTGGGGTGACCTGGCCCATAAGGCCGCCATCGAATTGGTTCAGTGGCTGTGGGACAACACCTCATGCCGCCGGTTGATTACGAACGTGCCGGCCTACAATCGTCTCGCGCTGGCGTTTGCGAAATCGGCCGGGCTCGAGCAGTTTGGTTTGAACGAGAGAAGTTTCCTGAAGAACGGCAAGATGCACGACTTACACATGCTGGGAGTTTCTAAACCCGTTCAGGAGAGCGAATAACCATGCCAGCAGCCGTATTGATCCCTTCGCTTATCTCGGCGGGCACCTCCATCGTCGGCGGTGTCCTTGGGTCCAGAGCGTCCAAGTCCGCTGGGCGGGTGCAGTCAGATGCGGCAGCCAAGGTAGCGGCGGATGCAAAAGCCGCTGGAGACTCAGCCGCTACAGGCGTTAAGGATGCGGCCACTACGGCGGGCACTAGCGTAACAGCAGCTGCGGGAGACGCGGCCAAGTCTGTCCAGACCGCCACTGGCGACGCGATCAATACCGTGCAGACCGGCACGGCGCAGGCGAACTCGAGTCTCGCTGACGTTCTTCAACTTCAACTCAAGAATCTTTCTCCATACCAGGCGCTTGGCGAGCGCGGGGCCACTAGCCTGGCGGAAGCCACCGGCGCCGGCGGTGCACTATCTGAGAAGTTCGCGTTCGACCCGGCTAAAATCTCAGAAAATCCGAATTACCAGTTCACTTTAGCCGAGGGATTAAAGGCCGTTCAGCGAGCAGCCGCGGCGCGTGGTAGCGGACTCGGCGGCGGAACGCTCAAGGCCCTCACTCAGTACTCTCAAGGGCTCGCGTCGAACACGATCAACGACGCCTTCACGCAGGCGCTTCAGACGTTCCAAACAAACAGGGATACATCGCTCGCGGGTATCGATCGCCTTCTCGGCGTCGGGCAGTCTTCCACAAACCAGGCCAACAACGCACTTGGAAATTTTGGAAATCAGTCCGCCTCGAACACGCTGGCGTCGGCGGTGTACGGCGGAGATGCGGCACGTGACGCGGCTCGGTTTACGGCGGGTTTGAC